TGCCAAACAGGCCCTCCCACGCAGCCGCAAAACTTGCACCTTTGGCAATCTTTTCTTTAATATAGTGGTCAGTCATGACAGGACGCAGTTGTCCTACTACAGTTTCTGGTCCCATGTTCATGGCACGAATAGCCGACGGATACAGACTGTTAATATCGACAGATCCAATCCAGTCATGCAAGCCCTTTTTAGGATATGCAACATAGGCACCTGCGGCCTGCGTGTCATCATCTGTTAGGCGTTGCTTGCGATTGGGCACAACCAAGCCACGTTCGTGTGCTTCATTGATGATGGCCTGTTCAGTCACTGCCACAGCACCCATTGTGGTCTGTAGCAACACTGTGTTGGTATGTGCCAGTTCGCTGGCCAGACTCAAGAACTGTAGTTTACGATCTAGTTTGTGCAACAACATTGTGTCTTGTCTGTTGTATTCAATAAACTTTTTAAAGTGTTGATTGTATAAAGAATCCAATGTGCCTTCAAACTGTGTCTTGCGTTCGTTTAGTTCGTATTCACCAATGGCATCCAAACTGTAACTGTGACGTTCTTCATATGTGTACTTGCGATACAGTTGCATATAGTCCATATGCACACGACCCACCAAGTCATACGTTTGGCTTTCACTGCCAAAGCGTTCAAACATACGCATCTTGGGCAGTTGTCCCCACAAGCAGAATTTACGTGTGTCGTCTTTGCTCAGTACACGAGTGCAACGATTCACAGTGTACGGAATATCATAGCCCTCTGAATTCCATCCACTTAACACATCTGCGTCGTCAATCAAGTCCAGGAATGTTTTGATCATGTCCTCTTCTCGTTCAAACAAGATGGTGTTTTCAAAGTCGGCTACAAGCTCTTGTGCAGTGGCCCAACTCAACCCTTTGGGCGGAACTGCCAGTGTGACCAATTGATCCAACCAGTTTAGGTAGACTGAGATTGCAGTGATGGGATTAAATGGATCCTCCACAGGCGAGAAACCTCGCTCTTTGTCAAAGTCTACCTCAATGTCAAAAAATGCAACATTGAGTTCTGGGGCGTCTTGGTCTTTGTAGTTTTCTTCTAAACAACGAAAGATAGGATTGATATCACTCTCATACAATTGCTTGCTGGAATGCATGCGGACTTCCTTGCGGAACTCTTTGTTGTTGCGTGTGCTGAAGCGACTGACAGGTGTGCCGTAGATGCTTTGAAACTTGCCCCTGGCATCGTCAAAGTAAAAGATGTAGTTGGCCGGATACTCTTGGTATTTCCTCACGCCGTCTCGGCGTTCTACAACGTGAATGCGATCGTGTTCACGATCAAAAAGTGCGTCAATATAACTCATAGTCTCCGTTTGTGGCCGGTAAGCCGTGATTCATGTTCCTTACGGGAACGACTCGCTGTTGTAAAACAGTATTTATAGAGTTTTGCCAACTGTCTCAAGAATTGTTTCCAACAACTCGTGGTCATGCTTGGCTTTGCCAAACTCAGCTTTGTGTGCCAGCTTAATGGCTTTTTTCAACACAGCCGGTTTAATTTCCAGCTCTTCAGCAATGGCCTTGACAGTGTCATTTAACCCGCCCTGTAAAGTTTCAATTTCGTGAGTAACCTGCATGCCCTCATTGATGATTTGAGTGAGTTTGATCTTTTGATCGCCGTTAAAAGTTTTGGTTTCCATATGTTTCTCCTGTAAAATGATTTTACACTATGACTGTGGTAATGTCAAGTGTTTTAGATCCAATGCTGTGCCGGTGGGATAACAATTTGTGTTTTTGTATTCACACAGGGAATAGCATCTAGCGTGGGATAGATTTGTTCAGCTAACTCTCTGAGCTGATTACGGTCTAGGCCATTGATATCAAATTGAATTTTTTGATATCGCGCCTGGCCCAGTACTGCACATATCCAATAGAGATTGTGCCAGTCTTCAAATATCAACATTGGGTTCACACAAGTGGCAATATACTGTATTCGTCGACTGTCAAACTCTGCCGGGACCATAACATTGGATTGGTACTGTTGTTGAAAGGTTGCAACACATTGATAAAACCTCTGCCAGTCGTAGAATAACCATTCCCATACAAAATCTCTAGCGTAGGGTTCGTGTTCTCGTATTACCGTGACCAGATTGATCATTTTGCGTATCAAAAAATCTGGTTGCTTTATGACTAGCCAACCGCGTTCTAAATGATACAGCTTGTATACAAGATTGAGATAGATGTTAAACCAGCTGTCGCCACCAAGCACCACCAGTGATTCTGAGATTTTTTTTACATCCATATCCTGATGATGCACATTTTGCATTAGCTCTGGATCCTGCCACACTGTGTGGAAGTGCGGCTGTAATGGCTGGGTTGGCAATTGGTGCAAGGTATGAATCAACCAACTGCCTCCGGCGCCAGGCGGATATAGCAATACTCGTGATTTCATTAGGGCGGAGTAGTCTGACATTTGATTGTATTATATAGCCTTGCAACAACAAAAGCAAGTGATTTTTTATGTTTGGGTAAATCAATTGGATTAAATAGTTGCATGCCAAAAATATACGTAGAAATAAACCGAGCAGTTGACTTTAATATTGACATTTACGACACTGCCATTGGTGAACAATTCTTCAATCAGCATGTGGAAATTGTCAAGGCGGATCCTGTAAGGTCATTTCCTGTGCTGACAGATTTTACCAAATACACTATTAATTACTTTATATCACTAGTCGACGAAGCAAATAAAACTAACACAATTGACTGGAGTCAATATACAATTCAACCAGGTATAGAACATTACGAAGCCAATCAACTACAGTTCAATTTGATGCACAAGGACCTAGAAGTGGTTGCTGGAATTAACAAGTATGCTGGACTGGATGATGCGCAAAAAAAGTTAGTCGACGAACTACATTGTTGCTTACACAGTTTAGAAACGACTGAAGCACCGCTTGATTATAAATTTACAGGACGTTCTTTTGCCAATATCAGTTATTATCTAAATGGTCCAACAGACAATCACATGCCGGAGCCGGTACAATTTGCCAGAGCAATACAGCCAGGAGAGATAATGTTAGATTATCCATACGTGGGCAAAGAACCATTTTTTTGCATGATGCACCATGACAATTCTATGTTGTTGCAGACCTGTAAAATGATCGATCGAATTGGTCTAAATTGGAAACTACATTTAAACACAAACATTGGCACTCACTGGGGGCCTCCTCCTTGGCCCAAGGATGTAGATGCCGCACTCACTGATTGGTTTTATGAAAATCAGGCAGACATGACAACACTGGGCTACAGTTTACAGCGAATACTAGATCATACTGGATTTTGTATCCCAGGAAAAATTGATGATTTGTCTAAACTGGAATACCTGCGCAACACACCCAACGTCCAGATCACTGGATACCAACTTATTAATTGATTATGAACAAAGATTTTCCAAACATTGCAGTAGTACTGTACGACAATATAAAACCTGAGTGTGCTGACATTGCACAAAACTTGATTGACTTAACTGATTTTAAACTGCGTGGCCAATATCAGTTTAACCTGTATCAAACAAAAACACTAACAGAAGAATTAAAAAAACTTGCTGATCAAGGGTACGAGTGGGCTGGCATAGTTGCTGCCGGAAACTTCCTACAAAGCCAAACATTGATAATCGACACTATCCGACATGCGCAGGCAGAGAACTCGCCCATGGCCTGTCACATATTAGATCGAGGCGGCTATTATCATTTACATCCACAATGGTTTGCACTGGATTTACAAGCATGGACCAAAGTTGGACAGCCAGCGTTTGAAGAACAATCTGGCTCGATCACTGTCGCCACACGCAAAACACAACGCGATACAAACAACGTGCATGATGACTATACGCCGTGGTGGCTCGCTCCCGAATCAGAAGAATTAACGGAGTATGTCAGCGATCGTCAGTACACAGGCATTAACGTCATTGCTGAATTTATTCGAGCAGGATATCGCATAACCAATATTCCCAATGAGATTAGACAACGGAAAAATTATTGCTACCCAGATCATGCACACGGTGAGATTGTAAAACTCATTGCTGATAAAAATTATGAACCTAAAGATGTAGCAGTGTGGTGGTTTGGTCATGCCATGCGGCAGCTTACTAAGAATTTAAACACCGGGTACTACGTATTGAATACAGAAACTCTAGCGGATCCAGCACTGATGAAGGATCAACCACTGGACTGTTTTGTGGGTGTGTGTGGCGGTATCAAACCTGCCTGCATCACTGGCAATGCCAACTTTGCCAATGACACTCGTGTGTACTTGTTTGATATCAGCGTGGCTGCAATTGAATGGCAAAAATACCTACTGGCAGAATGGAATGGTGATTTTGATGTGTTCGAAGGCCTATGGCAACGCTTTCAATCTGAGCACACTGACTACGGACCTATGTATCTGAGTCACCAGTCAATTGATGCCAACATAGATTGGTTTTTAAACAATGCCGGGCTAACTCGTGATAATTTTACAGCAACCTGGACCAAGTATCGAGGAATGTCACACACGTTTATACATCTTGATCTTTTGGCAGACGACGCAACAACAAAGATACTAGACATTACAAATCAATCTGCACTGGGATCCTACTTATGGACCAGTAATGCGTTTGTTATGGATTATTTGATGTTCTATAAAACTCGACAATGGGCACTTGACCGAGCTGATAATTTTGTAACTGATTTGAGATCTCGGACCATGCGGCCCATATTATTAGAGAATCTTGGCTCTCTACAACAGTTGTTGCCCAACATGCTGTAATGCCTCTCGATAGCTGTGGACCACTAAGTGGTTCCATTCGGGATTACGCCATGCACCGTGTACAATCATATGGAATCGATCAGTATCACTGTTGTTGTGTACAGCATGACGATAGTGGTTGTTGAATAAAAATACACTGCCACTGTTTCTAAAAGGCACTGTGCCGTGTACTGTGGTTAATCTGCAACCCTCGGGATTGTTTAAAGAAATATTTACAGCGGCACCGGGCATATTGCTCACATTATCACTGTGTGGAGCAATATAACCACCAGGCTCAACCAACATGTATCGCAGTCGTTGATATTGATTGTACGGAAATACTTCTTTAAAAAACTTCACAGTGACAGGACACTGATCTTGTATTTCTGTCCAGTCGTATTTTACTTGATTTGGGTCTAGGCCGTATGTCTGCGGAACGTTGGTCAATGTAGCACCTATGCCATGCACAGCCAAACTTCTCCATCCCTGCATGCCTGCTTCCTCGCCACGGTGAAACACAAACATGTCTCGTAATGCCTGCGCTTCCCGGTACATTTCTGCGTAGGGTGCGTCAATGCCAATGATTTCTAACCACGGTGCCTGGCTGTGTTTTAAAATCCAGTCTGCTTGAAAATGCACATCTCCACTGGGCAATGGCAACAATTCAAATGTGTTTTTGTCGTTATGCTGATCTAAAAACTCTTTAATCCAGTGTTCCATGAGTCATTTCCTTTACATTGTTGACTATGTATGTATATCGGTTGTAATCAGCGACGGAAATAACCCCAGATCAAGAACCAAGTTATGACTGGACTCAGATACAACATCTGATATTGATGTCCAGTTTGAGCAAACAACTCATCTCGAGTACATGCTCTACGAGTCCAGTTGTCAAACCATTGGCCTTCAGCTTCTCCAATCACATGCCATCCACCTGTAGATTTTACTCGGTGCAGGCGGTAGCGATGCAGAATTAGCACGTTCCAGATAAATGTCCAGATATTTTCATTGCACAGGTACCACAGCACTGTGACGCTGTAGTCATCGCAGTCTCCTCGTAATTGACCATCCTTTTCCTGCATCACAAACCAGTAGTCAGTGAAGAAACTTCTGGGGTCACTTTGATAGTGAAACTTTTGATTTACTGTGCTAATAGCTTGGTCAAGATTCATAGTTGGCTTTCCTGGTAGATACTGTGCTAAGATGATTGTTTAGCTTGTTCTAAATATTTAGTTATTTCTGCAGCCAAGGTTACTCGTCTTGGATACTGGGATTGCACTTGTCTAATGCTGTCAATCACTTGGACAAATGCATCTTTGGTTCGATCCAATGCATTATTATCGTGCCACCAGGCTATATCCCAGTGTCCCCAATCCAGTATCTTTTGATAATTGATGCCTGCGTTGAATTGATTGGCAAAGGCGGCAAACGATTCAACCTCGTGATAGTTCTTTTTTTGTATACAGAAATTAAATGTCACAGGCCTTTTAAGATTGTTTTTTACAAAATCTAATCCCAGTAATAGTTCATCCCAGTCACCGCCTCGAACTTGAGCATAGGTTTCGGGTGTGCTAGCATCAATACTGATAGTGAACGAACCAATCAGATGATTTATGTTGTCAAGCAGTGCTTGATTACGATTAATCAATGTTCCATTGGTGGTAATGACTAATTTAAGATTGTTATGAGGGTAATCTTGTAGAGACTTTAGAAAAGCCAATCCGCTGTGGCTGGCAAACACATCGCCACTTCCCACTGGGATTAGACGTATAGGTTTGTTAGGATTAGCAAGAGCCCACTGTTTTATACTGTCATACAATTCAATTTGTTTATTGATAGTATCAGAATGTTTTTCCATGATAACATCTTCTCGACAGCTGGGACATTTTAAATTACAACTTCGATCCATGTCTAATTTAATAATCCTTGGAAAATCTTGAACAACAGGCAACACAGCAGGACGCTTGGGCAGAGTGACCAATTTAGCACAATTCCAATTACAG